GGGTAATATAGAGAAAATGTTTTAATTTTTATAGCAAGTGGCTAATTATAATGTAGATATTGCTGTTGCTTTAAAAGGTGCAAAGGAATTATTAAAACTTAAAAAAGATGTAAAAGCAGTAACACAAGAAGTAAATGGTTTTAATAAAGCACTTCAAAGTAATGCAAATAAGTTTCCAAAAACTATAAATAGTCTTACTGAGCAGGTTAATAAAGCAAGAACAGCTTTAAAAAATGCAGCAGTTGGTACTAATACATTTAACAGAGCAGCAGAGGTTCTATTAAAAACTCAAAAAGCATTAAATAAAGAATTATCTGAAGAGGCTCGTATTTTAAAACAAATTGAAACTAGAAGATTTGGTGTAGCTCAATCTTCAAGTGGTAATAGAGTTAGAAGAAATGTTGCTGAAAGTCGTAGATCAAGAATAAGTTCTAAATTTAAAACTTTAGATACACCTACCCCTGATAAATTAGGTCAAGTAGATATTAGAACAAATGTTTTAAGAAATATTAGAGAAAGTCAACAATCAAGAATTGGAGAAGGTTTTAGATCATTGTCTTTAACAGGTCAATCTGTAGATGTTGAAGCAAAAATTAAACAAACTTTAGATAATAGAAAAAAAACCGAAAAAGAAGTAGCACAAATAAGAGAAAGATTAATTAAAAAAGAAGAAAAGTTAAATGCAACACGAAAAAAAATTTTAAAAGAAGAAATTACAACACGAACAAGAATATTAAGGCAAAATCGATTTGGTAATGTAAATCCAGGTATGGGAGGATTTAGGGCATTTAGTCAAAATCCTTTAACTCCAATTGATGATCCTAACGCATTTCCATCTCCAATAGGGCCTATGCCTATGAGAAGATCAGCAATGGATCGATTGAGAGGAAATTTTTCTACTGGTGGAGCGTTTGCTGCTACAAGAGGACAAAGAGCAAGAGGTGCTTTAAGTAATGCTCTTATTGGTGGTGGTTTTCCTCTGTTATTTGGTCAAGGTGCTATAGGTGCTGCTGGTGGTGGTATCGGTGGTGCTGTTGGTGGTGCTTTAGGTGGAGGCTTTGGTTTTGGTTTATCTATCGTTGGTACTGCAATAGCTCAACAAATACAACAAACTCTTGATTTTAGAAAATCTATTAGAGAATTAAATAAAGAAATGGAACAGATGGGTATAAGTTCAAATATTAGTGGATCACAAGTGAGACAACTAGGTAAGTCTTTGGGTATTACAAAAGAAGAAGCAGTAAAAGCTCTACAAGAGTTCAAACGATTTGGAAATGATGCAGTATTGATTGCCAAGAAGTTTGGTGGAGATTTTGGTAGATTTGATGCTCTTACACAAGCAAATACAGTTGAATCTGCGTTATCAGCTATAAGAAAAATCAATAAAGATTTGACATTAGAAGATGAACTTAAATTTGTATTGTCAGTTCAAAGAAAAGGAGTTGAAGCAACTATAAATGATCTTCTTACAGATACTCTAGAAAAACAGAAAAAATTAGATACAGCAGGTTTTGGACAGGGAGTAGGAGGTAGTCGAAAAAGACCAGCAGTATTAAATAGAGAAGTAGAACAAACAAAAGAAATAAACACAGAAAATGCCGAGCTTATAAACAAATTTACGCGTATTAAAATTTTACAAGATGAAATAAGGATTGCAAATGAAGAGGCTTCATTTTCAATAGTTAAAGGTTTACAAGATGTAAATAGTGAAATAAGAAGATTAAATAGTGCACAGTTTCAAGTGGTTGAATTATCTAAGGTACTTGGTGCATCTTTCCAAGAATCTTTTAAAGGAATAATAAGAGGAACAATGAGTGTAGGAGATGCGTTTAGAAATATGTTTATGCGTATAGCAGATCATTTCTTGGATATGGCTGCACAGATGATGGCTGCACAAATACGACAAGGATTTTTGGGATTATTTAGCAATATGTTTGGCAATAATTTTACTAGAAGTGCAGGAAGTACAACCCCAGCTTTAACTCCCGACCAACAGGTGTCACGTTTTACTTTTGGAAGAGCAAATGGAGGTACTGTTAGAAGAGGTCAACCATATATTGTTGGAGAAAGAGGAGCAGAAATGTTTATTCCAGATGCAGGTGGTCGAATAATTGCTAATCATAATCTTGGTGGCATGAGTGGTTCAACAAATATTGTAGTAAATGTAGATGCTTCTGGTTCTAACGTAGAAGGAGATGAAGATGAAGGTAGAGCATTAGGTATTGCATTATCAGCAGCTATAGAGACAGAATTAATTAAACAGAAA